AGAGTATAATAAATTTACAGAAGAGAGGAAGATATTAATTGTTAATAGGATTATTGACATATTACTTTTACATATAGATAAAGATTTAGACCCAATGTATAATAGAATAGATTTTTTAAATGAGGTATTGGATTCCTCCATAATGACCAACGAAGAGGAAGAACAGTATGAGATATGTTCAGTTTTGTTGGATTGTAAGAAACAACTAAATTTTGAATAAACATTTAGAGAAGTACATTTGTAATCACTATCAGGAGTTATTAAACATCTCCAAGAAATTAACCAAAAACTCCGATTGGGCAGGGGATCTTCTTCAGAACGTCATCATTCAGTTATACGATAAGAAAGAAATTAATCTAAAATCTATTGATGATAATAATATAAAATATTATATTGTTAAATGTCTAACTGTAAATTGGTACTCAACCACATCACCTTTTTATCGGAAAGAAAGACGAGAGTCAAGTTTATATTCTGAATTACATCCTGATGTGAATTATCCTGACATGGATAATACCGTACAGGAACATGAGATTATGGATATAATGGAGATGGAATGGTCGGAACAATCGTGGTTTAACAAGGTTATTTTCACCAAGTACCTTGCGTTGGGTAGTTTAAAGAAAGTAAGTGTAGACACAACAATACCATTAACATCAATTAAAAGGTATATAGATAATACAAAAGACACTATAAAACAAAATACATTTAAAAAGTTTAACAGATGAGTAGTACAGGAACAAGGAGGATGAAAAGAAAGAAAGAACAAGATATAAAGAAAGGTATATATAAACCTGAAAGGGAATTAAACATTCCAACAGAACAAGAGTTGGAAGAATATATATCCAATAAATCAAAAGAATTAAGAATGAATGACCCATTTGATAATGTGGATGAGTTTTTCATAAACCCTATAACACCAACCTATGAACAAGTTAAGTAGAAAAGGATGTGGATGTAAAGGAACTGAAAAACCTAAACCAACACCACCACCAATAAAAACAAATTAGTATGGATAAAGAATTAAAGAACAAGTTGGAATCACTAAAGTCATCTGAACCAGTTAAGAAGAAGAAGTGTACAAGTTGTAAGAAGAAGAAAGAACCAATTACATTTCTACCTGAACTAATTGATGAGGATATGTATATACCGAGTCCAAGTGATATTCATTTGGCATATATAGAACTTGGGAGAAAAGATAATACTAAAAGGGAATTTATCAATCAGGTATATAATTTTCTATTCAACGAAGATTTTAATTTTGGTTGTCAAAGTTGTGTGAATGTTCAAGTTAGAAAATTGAAGAACTATTTGAACGATAAACTAAATATAAAAGTAACGTAATATGGCAAAGGCATCAGGTGGTCGTAAGTCCACAGAATTTGAATATGAAGAAAAGATGGTTAGGGTATTTGAACTAATCGTTTATGAAAAGAAAAGTTATACTGAATTTAGAGATATAGCATCGAAAGAGTTTGGTATAACAACAAGAGCGGCGGAAAGTATGTGGACTGATTGTAGGAACCGTCTTAAAGAACGTTTCTCCCAAGAACGAGAGGAAATACTGTCTGAACAATTAAACCGTCTGTATGACCTTCTAAATCGTTCAAGGTTAGCAGGAAACCGAAGAGTGGAAGCAGAAGTGTTAAGAGATATTAGTAAGATATATGGATTGGACCAACCAGTTAAAGTTGACCTCACCACAAATGGTGAACCCTTATCAATTAATATTATTTTAAATAATGACTAATTTTTTTTATATTAATAATTGACCAAAACTTCGTAAATGACAAAATACAACCGACTTACTTTAATTGAAGAAATTGAACCATACATATGGGGAAATAAAAAATATAAAAAATTTTTATGTAAATGTGATTGTGGTACTATGGTTGAGGTTAGGTTAGATAAAATGAAACTTGGTAATACAAAATCTTGTGGTTGTTATAATAAAGAATTAATTACAAAACCACATAAACCAACAAATTTAACTCATGGTCATACAAAAAAGGGTAATGTATCTCGTGAATTTCATAGTTGGCATGGTATGAAACAACGATGTACTAACCCAAAAACCAAACATTATAATTACTATGGTGGTAGAGGAATAACAATTTGTGATAGATGGTTAAATAGTTTTACCGATTTTATAGAAGATATGGGACCAAGACCTGAAGGAAAATCCTTGGATAGAATAAATAACGATGGTAATTATGAACCTAATAATTGTAAATGGTCAACACAAGTAGAACAATTAAAGAATAGAAGAATTAATGCCTGATATTAAACTTACCAAACGTCAAACCATTGCATGGGAATATCTTATGGACAACACAACCAATGAATTGGTCTTCGGTGGTTCAGCAGGGGGTGGGAAGAGTATGTTGGCGTCATTATGGTTAATGACGATGTGTTTAAAGTACGCAGGAATAAGAACTTTACTTGGACGTACAACTTTATCATCTCTAAAACAAACGTCTCTAAACACTTTATTTGAGGTTTTAAAGATGAGTGGTCTTGAGTCAGATAAACATTATGTATATAATGGTCAGTCAAATACAATTACATTTTACAATAAGTCGGAGATTATATTAAAAGATTTAGAGGCTAAACCAAGCGACCCCAACTTTGACTCATTAGCAGGTATTGAAATTACGTGTGCAGTGATAGAGGAGGCTTCTCAAGTAACAAGGATGGCTTATAATATTGTTAAGTCCCGTCTTCGTTTTAAATTAAACGAATATAACTTAATCGGTAAGATATTAATGACAACCAACCCATCACAGGGTTTTATTAAATCGGAGTTTTATCTGCCATATGTTGAAGAAAGGTTACCAATCAATATCAAGTTTATTCCAAGCTTACCACAAGATAATCCACATCTCCCAAAATCTTATTTGGATATGTTAAACTCATTACCACAAGAACAACGTAAGAGATTGCTAATGGGAGATTGGAATTACAATTCTGATGAGGATAGTTTATTTGATTTTGATTATATATCCAATTCGGTGTTTAGGTCCCCACCAAATCCTCTTGATAAGAAGTACATGTCTGTCGATGTAGCGAGATTTGGTATGGATAGGTCCGTTGTGATGGTTTGGGTTGGACTGGTGGTCGTGGAGTGTCTTGTCTTTAGTAAGTTGTCAACCACAGAACTATCCTCCCAAATTCGGTCGCTAATTGAGAAACACGGGGTACACCCGAATAATGTTATTGTGGACTCGGATGGTGTGGGTGGAGGAGTAGCAGATCAGATTAAAGGAACCAACTTCGTGAATAACTCTAGTCCATTACACGGACAGAACTTCGTGAACCTAAAGAGTCAATGTTATGTGAAGCTATCTGAACTATTTAAAGAAGGGAAGATTAGTTTAAATATATTGGACCCATCTATGATTGATGAGTTGACACAGGAACTATTAAGTGTTAAATTAAAGAATATAGATAAGGACAATAAAGTTGGTGTTCAATCAAAAGATGAGATGAAAAAGATATTAGGTAAGTCCCCCGATTTAAGTGACTCACTGATGATGGGGATATACTTTCAAATAAAGAATTTAAAGGCAACCAATAGATATGCTATTGGATTTGTAAGATAAATATATATGTATATATGGTAAAGTTTAAACTAGAAGGAAAAGAATATAAATTACCCGAATTTATTTCTATAAGTGATTATGTAAAAATATCAAAAGTAAAAGATTTATTTACTGATGAATATTTCTACCCAAAATTAATAAACATATTAACGAGTTGTCCCTTGGAGGATTTAATGGATTGTGGATTTGAGGAGATAAACTACCTTGGATATTCAATCATCTCTATCTTACCAAAAGAAAAGGATATAACATTTGTGGATAGGTTTGAACTAGACGGGGTTCAGTATGGGTTTATACCCAATTGGAAGGACCTAACGTTTGCAGAGTTTATTGACTTGGACACAATCTCATCCAAAAAAACAAATGAGTTGTTGGACATGTTACACATATTAGGAGCTATTATGTACCGACCAATCATAACTGAAACGTCAGAACATAACTTTACAATAGAAGATTATGATATAGAGTTGATGAAGAAACGGTCAGAACTGTTTAAAAACAGATTAGACATTAAGATCATTTTAGGTGGTCAGTTTTTTTTTATCAACTTCGTAAAGAAATTTTCGGATTATACCCAACCATCTTCGACCTTGACTCTTTCAATGTGGGACAAGATAAAGATAATATGGATGATGTGGAGGATGATTTACAAGGGTCGTTCCAAGAATCATTCGGTTGGTTTTTGGTCGTCAACAGAATTTGTGAGAACGACTTTACAAAACATGAGTACGTCTACAAAAAAAACATAACAGAAGTTCTAAATCAATTATCATATTTAATATCTTTTGATATTGAACAGATAAAGTTACAGAAAAAAATGGAATCTCGTAACTAATTCATAACACGTTTTGAATAAACGTATATTTAATATTAGAAGATATGATGAACTATAAACAACTTTTGACGTATTGGAATAGTATTTCCTACCACCACGAACAAATTCGTTCGTTCGGGTATGGAGATTTAACCCAATGTACCAATGATATTGAAACAAAACAAGAACCGTTATATCCTCGTCTCTATTTGGTTCCTGATATGGTTGAGTTAAATCAAAACCACATACATTATAACTTCAGTGTTATTGTAATGGACAAGATTGAGGATGACATGTCCAACTTAACTGACGTCATGAGTGACACTCTTGCCATTGTTCAGGACTTATGGACTGTGTTTTGGCAGTCCTATACGGACCAGTATGGTAATTTCAGTAAAATAGTGGTAGGAGATTGGGCTCCCGAGGTAGTTCCTTTTCAAGAAAGGTTCCAAACAACTCTCGGTGGGTGGACAATGAACATCAAAATGAGTGCTCCTTTCGATTATAACACTTGTAATCTTCCAATTACACCAGGTTTTGTCTATTCACAAGACGAATCTTATAGTTCGTATAAACAAATATTACAAGATTGGAAGGACTTTTCTGAAAATCATTATCAAATAAGAAGTTATGGGTTCGGAGATGAACATCAATTAACAAATGACATTGAGACAAAAAAAGAACCACTCTATCCACGTATTTATTTTGTACCTCATACAACAAGGTTGGAGGAAAATCATATGCATATCACGTGGAAAGTAATTGTCTCCGATAAAATTGAAGATGATTTATCCAACCAAGTGGATGTGATGAGTGACACCTTGGAAATAATAAAGGACTTTTTCTCCAAGGCTTATTTGTCGGATTATGACGCAGAGTTTAATTGTACGGTAGAACCTTGGTTGGAAAAAACGGAGACAATACTTGGAGGCTGGACACTAACAATATCTATTCAACAGAAGTTTGACTATAACCGATGTGTATTACCAATATTAGATTTTGGTGGATTAACATGGGAACAAGTTCAACAATTATGGAAAGATGTTGAGGATAAATGGAGAAACGTTTAAAACAAAAAATATATGGGCCAATTAACAAATCAATACGTATCTAGTTCCTTTCAGGGTCTATTAAAAATGACTGATAGTACACAAGGACTAACTAATACATTACAGACAATACAAACAGGTGATGGAGATAATTCCCCATTACAAATGAGTTTAACACAGGTGAACATATCAGGTTCATTTACAGTAAATAATGTACCCATTACAGGAGGTACAGTTAATACAGGTTCGTTTGCAACTACAGGTAGTAATACATTTGTTGGATCACAAACTATTACAGGTAGTAGTGGTTATATAAAACTTGATGGTTCAGCACCAGAAACTGAAGCTACATTATTATCTATACACGCAAATAATGACGCACCTTGGATTGGAAGATATTTTAATGATACTTTTTCATCAAGTAGTTCTGTATTATCTTTTTGGGGTGATAATGATGGTACATTTCATTTTCATAATGAATCTACCGCATCAATTAAATTTGGTATAAATAACTATGGTGACAACTTTATTCTTAATGATACAAATACATTAACAAATAGGGATTTAATTGTATCAGGTTCTATCAAAACAAATGGACATATTGAATGGAGTAATAGTGCTTTCAACTATATCAATTCACCATCAGGTGCTTTATATTTTTCAGCATTAAGTGGTGGAACATTACATCTTAATGATGATGGTGGTGAAGGAGATGTGTTTATTGGATGGGGTCCGAACAACACACATATTAGAGGTAATACAGATATTACAGGTTCATTAGGTGTTACCAATATAAAAGGAACAGGTAGTTTATTCTTACAACCAGACCAATCTGATGTAAGAT